GCTTGTTCGCACAGGTGGGACAGCGCGGTCCAGGAGAAGGCATAGCGCGTGCTGCGGGACCACATCCGGTTCAGACCTTGCTGGTAGGTCAGGTCCGCGCGGACAGAAACCAGACCGATGATGATGACGTGTTCCGTGAACGACGCCGTAAACCCGTGCCCGCTAAGGAGAGCAGTTCCCATAGCAGCGAGATTCCCTTGTGGACTCGTCGCGTCAGTCGAGCCCGTTTGCGGGATGGGCGACACGTTAACGGGAGAAGAACCGCCTCCGAGATATTCCGGGCGTTGCAGCCGCGCATCGGGCGACGTGACGCCGAAGTGCGCTTTGAGGATTTCGACGTACCGCGTGCCGCCACGCGCGTCCCTTTCGAGAATTTTCTGGATTTGGAACGCTTGGCGCAGCGAATTGATCGTCGCCGCCGTTGCGTCCGCCAGATTCGCGTACAGCCGGCCGCCGGCGTCCGCCGCAGTGCTGTTCGTGTTCAGGTAGTCCGGCGCGCCGCCGGTTGCGATGATGCGCCGGCTCTGCGCGTTCGCGTCGTCGAAGATGCCGAGGAACGTTGTCGTCGGCGCAGCTGCGTGGATAGGAGCCGACGTGCCGAGCGGGATCGAGACTGCATCCCCCTTTTGCGGCCAGGGGAGCGCGCTCGTGAAGTAGTCGTGCCGCTTGCCCCGGCGCTTGAGCACGTAATCGGTGATCAGGTCCGGGCCGTCATCGCGATCCACCACCAGCGAGTCCTGCATGTTTTGATCGCCATACCACTCGTTCCAAATCAGGTTGTACGCCCGATGGAACAGCGACGAATGCTGAATGTCGTTCGCCGTGATCGGGATGCCGAAATAGTCGGACAACGAGCCGGCCGCTGGGACGTAGGCCGTCATTTGCGGAATCGTGAAATCAGTGCTGTCGCCCGGGTCCACCTGCTCCCCGTTGAACTTTTGCCAATTGTCCCAAATGAGCCGGATCGGCACGGCGAAGAAGTGCGTCTCCATGAACATATTGTCCATGATGGGAAAGATCGGCGTCGCGAGCCGCGCGAAGCCGGTCATGTTGCACTTGATCGTGTCGCCGGGCAGACCCTCGTCGACAAGAATCGGGATCAGGTAGCCGGCATCGAACGTGGTCTTGTAGCCATGACTGCGGTCGAAGGTCGAGCGCGGGATTTCGGCGCGCGGCACCTCGGAGAACTTGTGCCGCATGACAGACGGGCTGCTGTGCCCTTTCGTATTGAACATTGCTCTACTCCTTCGTGGTGATGGTTTCTGCTGCGAGATTGATCGCCTTCACGCCGCGTTTGAACTGCGCCGCCTCAGCGATGAAGATGGGCTGCGCCGGACATTCGAAGTTCCCGGACTCGTCGTCGTAGGTTGCGAGGTGATAGAGCGCAAAGTCCTCGGTGTATTGCGTCAGGTCGTGGACCTCCTGGGCGTTCACCGCGCCGGTAAGCGCGCGCGTCGCCATCTCAATCGTTTGAACGTAGAACGGGGTTTTAAAGGCTTTCGCCTTTTTATCGAACAGTGCGACAACGACAGTTTTCATGGTTCGAGGTTTCTCTTGAGTTGTGCCACCTGCGCCAGTTTGACTTCTTCTCGTACTGCCAACCGTGCCGTGGTGCTGTCGCTTTGGCGCTTGAGCGCAGCAGCTTCGCGGCGGGCCTTGATCATTGCCCGGGTTTCGGGATCCTCGAGCTCGAGCAGACGGTCATAGTACTTCGGCGGTTTCATCACCCGCCCGCGCAGGACGACTTCGTCGCGCGGATACACGTCGTCCTTGAATTGCTTATACCAGTTCCCGGCGATACCGCCGTTTTTTAACGACATGGTGTTGTACTCGGGCAGCAGTGTAACGATTTCCCCATCCGGCGTCAGATGCTCGTACGGCTTTAGCAGCAGCGCGTTGCGCGTCTTGCGGATCGGAATGTCCACCGCTGGGCCGTTGATTTTTTCCACTACGTAGCGCGCCACGTAAGCGGCGGATTCGAACGTGACAGCGCCAGTCGAACAGATACCGGCCGGCCACAGCCTGGACAGAATCTCGGAGGTGTAAAGGGTCGATCCGTCGGCTGACTTACGGAAAGCGACCTTATCAGGGAAGTCAACTCCGAACAGCAGCGCGTGATAGTGCGGACGACGGTGGAGACCTCCGTACTCTCCACAATGCAAATATTTGATCTTGCGCCCTGTGAATCTTTTTCGAAGACGTTTCGCAAAATCTTGGAAGTGTTTTTTTTTAAGGTGCCACCGGCAGGGAGGTGCTCCGGGTCGTACGTGAGCGTGACGAACGCGCTTTCCTCATGCAGCTGGTTTTCGTGAACGCATCGAAGCGCCCACTGGCGCGAGCGCTCGAGCCTGCACCCGATGCAACGGCCGCAAGGGATGGAGAGAGAAGCCGCGTATAGAGAGCCGGCCTTCGCAAGAGACGAGACCCACGGCCGCTTCCCTGTTTCCGGGTTAACCCGGCCATGGTAGCCGTGGAGTGGGTGGTAGCAGGGCACTACAGACGAATACCGCCGCGCATCGGCGCGCCGGCGAAATTCTTCCGGTGCGAACGGTTCGCGGTTTTGCTGAACACCCGGCGAGAGTTACCTCGGCTGAGTTTGTGTCGGCGCATTGGGTTTCTCCGGCAGAACTTGATGGACAGGGAGCCACGCGAGAGCGAGGCACGTAAGGGCCGAAATCAAGATGGATGTGAGCATGAACCGTCTTATACCACAGCTTGTGTAGTGGCGCTTGTAGTGCCCCCGGGCACCCCCTGCCTGTAGGGGTTGGTGTCACCTAGACCAATTACATCTAGTGGTGAATTGGTCTGTGCCGCGCCGGGAGAGTGGGGGCTTGCGCCCCCTTGCCCCCTTCGCAGAGAGTGCGAGCAGCTACTGCAGTTCGTGAGGGTGCATGCCAAGAATGGCTAAGTTGATGACAGCGTAAGTAGTTGATTAGAAGAGAATTAGTTGAGGAATCTTTAGATCGAACTGAACAGATGAAAGGCTGCTTGGTAGGAGGGGGGGGGGGGGGGGCGGGGTGTGCACTCCCAGAAAGAACGGCGCGGTATTGCTGATATGGGGTTTCACCCCATGCCCCCTTGGACGTAAAAAAGCCGGCTTTTGGCCGGCTATAAGGGCACGCGGATGGCGTGCTAGGCGGGAGGAGAAGCCGCTGGCGCGGTTTTGGGAGCTTCGGGGACAGTCGGAGCCGGTGCGGGTGCCGGCGGCGCAGCTACGGGCTCCTTAAGCAGCCCGAGTTTGCGAGCCTCATCTTCGTTCCGGTCGTCCTGGACGAAGTCAAGGAATTTCGCGGGTTCGTTCTCGAAGCGCGCCCGCAGTTGCGCCGGCAGCTCCGCGAACAACGACTTCGCAGCCGCCACCGTGTTGACAGCGTTTTGGAACTCGATGCCGGTGCAGTCCCCGTAACGCGGCTCGAGCCGATTGGCCAGGTCGAGTTGCCCCGTTTTCAGGAAGCGCCGCAGGATGACGTTGATATCGCACTCGTCCTTGAAGGACTGTTTCGTGCGGCCGTACGGCAGCTCGGTTTCGAGGCATGAGAACTGCACCTGTGGTTTCGGCTCGTAGGCCGAGCGGATTTCGCGCGGTGCGGTGTTGAACGTTTGCATTTTTGCTCCTATGGGCGAATGTTGCGATAAGCGGAAGAACCGCCGCGAAGGCGGTCGATGTAGCGCATGATTTTGCCGTACGTGGTGTGGTTAATTTCTTCCTCGACAGCCGCGCTCGCCGCGTTCGACTCAGCGATTTCCGCTTCGTTCTGCGCGCGCTTGGTAAGCGCCTTTTGCGTCTCTTGCTGCTCTTGGATCAGGTTCGTTTCCTGTTTCTTTTTCTCCGTGTCGGCTGAGTAATTCCAGCCTTGTTGATCGGATGCCACCGACTGCGAGTGCATGAGCTTTTTCGCCGAGTGGTTGAGTTCCCCCTGCGTGAACTTCGTTTCCGACATTGCGCCGGACGACGTCTGACCGCCGCCGGCAGGGCTCGAGCTTGCGCTCCCGGCAGGGGTCGACGCACCAGCTGCGCGCGTCGCCGCCATGATCGGATTGAGACCCGCCGCGCGCATGTCCGCGACCGCGCGCTGGTACGCGCTGTTCGACATGCGCTCTTGGAAATTGCGGTTCTCTTGAGCCTGCCACGCGTTGAAATTGCGAGCAGCCTGATTCTCGCCGCTCGCATGCGTTTGCGCGTCGTCCTGCATTTCTTCGGCGTGCATCATCTTCGGGATGTTCATCGCCGCGTCGAAGAAGGCGCCGAGCATTAGAAATGATCCATCATGCCCGGGACGCCGTACACCGGCATCGGCCGCGCGCAGTGGTACTTGAAGTAGCTATCGAAGAGGAAGTGCGGCTCCGCAGGCACCGCGATCACGCGGTCGACTGGCGGGTTTTCCTCGATGAACGTCGAGTCCAGCACCGGCGCGCTGCCGAAGTCCTGCGAGAGATGCCACGCATCCAGCGAGCCGGCCGCATCCGAACGAAACAGCCCGGTGATCAGCGACGGCTTGTACCGATACTCGGCGTAGCGTTCCTGATAGCCGAACACGGTGTCGTCATCGACGGCCGTCCCGTTCATCCAGATTTCTTTCCGCAGAATCGCTTGTTCGCCGATGTGCGCCAGCGCGGGCCAGTAGAAGTCATAGCGCGTGCTGCGGGA